TGCTTTTCCCCCGATAAAAATAAGGTAGAAGATTTCGTGGTGGGTGGTATTTTAGACATTCCATTTATGAGACCTGACGAATTTGGTCATGATGTAGCGCACACTAGGCAACGTGGTATAATTTATAGAAATGCTCTGACTGGGAAGATGATAAAGAATACCTACATTCTGGTCGCGAGTAGAGAGTTCTTAATCGAAGATATCTATCTCATGCATAAATTAAAATTGAGACCAGAAAAGAAGGAGAAAGATAGGCAACGTCTTGTAAAACTCGGTAAACTCTTTAATAAAAATATAAAATCATCGGATAGTATTGAAGCTATATTTAAAAAGGTTTCACCGAAACTAGCCAAAATTAAAACGTTGAAGAAACGCGTGGGTGTCGTTAATATGAAAAAAGCTACTCGCGTTAACCCTATTAAATACGATACGTACACGAGCCAGCCACCCGAAGATCGTCTATCTAAACAAATTGTACACGGTCTCAAAGCCGTCAGTGCCAATAACAATATAAATGGATATGAGCGTAGTCATGGTAATCAGCGATTTAATTTGAAAAACTACAAATGGAAGAATGTGAAATCAAACGCATACGTTAAGAATGAATTCAATTACAGGCCGTTACAAGCTAAGAGTATTCCTAAAAATTTACAGATGAATAAAACGTTATACGGTTTTAATCCCAGGAGGGATAGTTGGATGTCTAAATCGTTGATTGAACGTGCTTCTAAAATACCCTATATAGGTTTAAAGAAATGAGACGTTCAAAACGTATAAAATGATTTACGATAAGATTACCAAGGGAGATGACGGCCTTCGCCACGTTCGAGCGTTTTCCGACGAGCGCAAGCGTAACTTTCTTCAACTCGAGGATGTAAATATCGTCGATATTTCTCACGATTTTGTTTTTGAGTCTTCTTGTTCCAAGCCTTTTGACGAGCTTCAGGAAACTAACGTCGCCAATGCTGTTATCAACAGTGAAGAATGGTTTGGTCGAGCACTTTCTGAGCAAACCTTACGCCGTGCTTACTCCAGGGAAGGTGCCATTTCTGCCGAACGTCTGGACCTGGGAACGGACCTTACCTTCGAAGGTACCAAGGTTTTCAACTCTAAGAAGGAGATCGTAGATTACGATACTCTGAAGGAGGATATGAATTGCTCCGTGGTTGTAGAATTTTCGGGACTTTGGTTTGCGAAGAAGGCTTTCGGTCCCACTTATAATATTGTCCAGGTCAAACTTCATCCCGATCCCGAATCCGAACCTGAGAAGGATGAAAACAATTTTGACGAATCATATCCAGAAGACTATATGTTCGAGGATCGCGAGTAAAAAAAAATTATCAGTATATATAAAACATGATGAAGAAGATTTCTCCTCGTACGGCAATGATGGTAGTCGTCGCGGCACTTGTCGTCTACGCTATATACACTCAGACCATTGGTAAGACTTCTACATATGCGGTCACCCCCAAGGACTACGCCCCCGTCGGTGTTGATCTCGCTCCCAGCTCCCCGGATTCGGCCCCCGTCGTTTCCGATCCCGGCTGTGAGATGAAGGCGGGTACCGGTCTCGCGTCTTCTCTACTCCCCCGCAATGTGGCTACCCAGGAGGATTTTGGTCAATTTGCACCCGAAGAAATCCTTTCCGGTCAGAACTTCCTCGCTCCTCGTAATCAGATTGGTTTCCCCGAGAGTGTAGGTGGTGCTCTCCGAAACGCTAACCAGCAGGTACGCGCCGAGCCCCCCAATCCCAAAAAGCCTTACATTTGGCAGAACTCGACTATCGCGAGTGATACCATGATGCGCCCCCTCGTTTAAATATAATTAAAGCTTATCCCTCTTTATAGTATACATGTCCAATATGGCAACAGATGAACTATCCCAAAGCGTCTCTAAACTGGTCGATCTCAGCAGGCAGATTAAAGAAGCTCGTTCAGATATAAAAATTCTCACGGATGCAGAAAAAGCACTTAAGTCGCAGGTCAAAAAGTTAATGTTAGATAACGGCCTCGACGTAATCAACCTCAAAAAAGGTAAAATCTCGGTCAAGAAAAGTGTCAGGAAAGGTGGTCTTAATAAGAACACAGTTAAGGAAGGTCTCGCTATTTTCTTTGACGGAAACGAGCAACAAGCTGAAAACGTCTTAAAGGTTATACTCGATAACATTCCAACGAAGGAAACTTCTACTATCGCTCTCACGGGTGTCAAAAACAAGCCAACAGAATAATGGTCTGGAACCAATACGTTTTCGAAGCTAACGAAGGATACGATGTGTATGATAGTGAGGAAGAGGAATACAACGAGAACAATAAACTGACCATCGAAGATTGGGAAGTTGAACACTCTGACGTACTATGGAGAATGTGGCATACGATCAACACGCTTCTATATGATGCTCAAATTGAACACACAGGAAAATTTTGTGATTTTGTTGCATTTTGTCATATGCATCATGATCCTTTAGAGGAACGTGTGACTTTCGAGTACCAGGAACAAACTATGTGGTATGAAGAAAGAATAAATGATGTTTGGAAAACCCTCAGAAGAATGATTAACGATAACCGTCTTCACGAGGAATTTTTCAGGGGAGCGCTATTTAACGACTTTTTCTACTTTACGAAAAATTTTATGTGTATATACTAAATGATCCCTAACGTAACTTCCCCCAAAGTTGCCGTACCCGCTGCTCTCTTTCTCGCGCTCAGTCCCGGTATGCTTCTCAAGACTTCCGGTACCAAGATTTCTTTCAAGAATGTCAGCACTGATCGCATGTCCGTGTTCTTCCACGCATTAGTCTTCCTCATCGTGTACTCCCTCGTCGCTCGCGCTATGGGTGTCGTACTCACCAGGAACGATCTTCTCGTGGCCACCACTCTTTTCATGGTCCTCAGCCCGGGTATGCTTCTTACGATCCCTCCCGGTAAGTTCATGTCTGGTAAGACTTCCCGTCCCGCCATTCTTACACACGCCGTCGTATACGCGGTCGTCTTCGCTCTTTTACGAAAGCAATTTCCTCAGTTTTATTAAGTGACTAATGGAATACATTATTCTAGGTCCAGCAGCCATGGGAATCTTCACGGTTCTAGGTTGTTTAAAACGTGAAGAGGAAAATTTAAAAAATATCAAAGAAATTTCCGGTTCATCAGCGGGTGCTATATTAGCTTTATTCTTAGCTCTTGAAATTCCACTGTATGATGTACTCGAACGCCTTTTATCCATAGATATAGAAAAATTAACTAAATATAAACTTAAATCGTTATTATCGTCATATGGTTTAATAGACATAAATCCTATACGAAAAATTTTAGTAAAAATATATGGATGCGATCCTACCTTTTCAGAATTGAAAAAGAAGATATACGTGTCAGCGTATTGTCTCAACCGACGAAGAACTGAATACTTTTCGATAGATACTCATCCAGAAATGAAAGTCATAGATGCCATTTGTCTTAGTATATCCATTCCAATATTAACATCAACGAAGAAGTATCGAGATATGATATACATAGATGGAGGTACGAAAGAAATAATACCCGCGACTCCATTTATACATATCCCATATCATAAAATCATGTGTGTTAGGCTTAAACCTCAAGATATATACATAGAAAATATATCAAATTTTAAAGAGTTTATGGGTGCTTTATTATCGGCCGTGCTAAACGTCAGGGCACACTTAAACACGGAAACATACGGGAAAAACATAGAAGTAGATACAGGGAATCATAATTTGTTTTTGTTTAACATGTCATACGAAGAGAAAATACGTATGTATTTACATGGTTTAAATCATTAAAAACCTATTGTTATATTTTTTTATCAGATTATAACAATATGGACGCGTGTGATCCAGGATCAGAATCTGCGAACGTCAGGAGATTAGTGAAGTTACACACGGGTAAGAGTGTAAGTATATCTCGTGATACGGCGTGTGAAATTTTAAAGCTGGCCAAGCGTGGAAATTCCCCCCTCCCACCTTTATCTATTACTCGCGACAAAAAGTATTTATTAGACGCAAAATCTCCTTTATCTCAAAAAGATTACGAGGCTTTATTCAGTTCAGACGTAAAGTTGAAGGATGTCAAGCGTATAGCTAAAAAAGCTGGTTTACTACGTGTAGATAAGACCATAGCAGAATTGCGTCAGGCTATAGGCAGGCGTCTCTCTAGCATGAACGTACGCGAACCTGTTATGCTGCATAAGGGTTCTGTTGAAGTCATACGTAACGCCGCGTTTAATAACAACGCGGATGCTAACGCGAATCAGATGAACAACCTGAACAACCTGAACAACCTGAACAACCTGAACAACCTGAACAACCTGAACAATGCTAACCGGAATCGCACTAATAACATGAACAATGCTAACCAGAATCGCGATAATAACGTCGCCAATGCGAACCGGAATCGCAATAACAATGCTAACCGGAATCGCAACAATAACAAACCCAAACGTGGATCTAATGGGTTATTGGGTGGTATTTTCAAGGATGATAGTAATATTCGTCGTTCATTAGCTGAAAAGCGACATAGGGAACGATTGCAACGCACGAATTCGGCTTTTAGGCCAGCTTCTATGATGGTTCCGACCATGCGTGTTATAAATAATCAACAACGGGCATCGCTCGTAGCGCAGAGAGAATCTGAGAAGATAAACATCGAATTACGAAATGTTAGGCGTCAATCTGAAATTTTAGAAAAGGCTGCCGCCGGTGGTAATGTGAGGGCCAAACAACTTCTCCAAGAATCCCAAAAGAAAATAAACCAACTCGAGGCTGAGCGTAAAGGTATAAAAGTGAACGGAACGAATGCTCAAAAAAAAATTAATGAACTAGAGGCTGGACGTAAACAAAACACGATCAATGCGAACGCCAAGGCTAAAAAGGCTGCTGAGAATGCTCAAGCTAAGATTAATGAGTTGAATAAAAATAGGTTAGCAGCGAAAGGTGAGGTTTCGAAATTACGAGAGGCTATAAACACCAAAAATAACGAAAGTCGTAAAGCTATAAACCAAGCTACTCGTGTAGCCACCGAAGCTGCAAGAGTGGCAGCGTCCGCCAATACGAACGAAGCTCGGGTAGCAGCGACCAAAGCTCAGACGGAACTTCAAAATCTCGTAGCTGCAACCACATTGGCGCGTGAACAAAATGAGAGAAATTTAAAATCCGAACTCGCTAAAAAGAATACCGAAAGTAAAGCGGCTATTAACCAGGCTCGCGCAGCTGCAGAAGCCGCAGCAAATCAGGCTATAAAGAATCAAACAGCCGAAGCTAAGATTGCGGCACAGAAAGCAAAGGCAAACTTAGAAGCCGCCGAGGCAAAGGCCAATGAACAGGCTCGAAAAAACGCTCTACTTTTAAAACAAGTACAAAACACTTCCACCAAGTTGAAAGAACAGGTAACTAAAAATCGACAAAGTTTCGTCGCTATGACTCGTCAAATGGGAGAAAGCGTCGCAAAAAATAAACGGGAAAGTGAGGCTAAAATTGCAAATTTAACGGGGAAAATAAGTGAGGCTCAGAAAGCATATAACAACGCCGTGAAAGAAGGAAATAAGAAAGCGGAACGCGCAGCAGCCGAAGCCATTCAAAGAATCCGCGCAGAAACTAATAAAAAGATAAAAGAAGCGAACAAACAGCTTCAACTCGCCGTTAAAAATGGAAACTCTACGGCTATCCAAGTTGCTAAAAATAACAAGAAAAATATCGAACAAGTCAAACTTTTAGCTTTACCGGCTCCACCCCCGTCAAATAAGAAGCCCTTAGCTTTACCGGCTCCACCCCCGCCAAATAAGAAGCCCTTAGCTTTACCGGCTCCACCTCCACCAAATAAGAAGCCCCTAGCTTTACCGGCTCCACCTCCACCAAATAAGAAGCCCTTAGCTTTACCGGCTCCACTTCCACCAAATAAAAAGCCCTTAGCTTTACCGGCTCCACCCCCACCAAATAAGAAGCCCCTAGCTTTACCGGCTCCACCCACCAATAAAAAGCTCAACTCAACCAATAAAATTGTTCTCGCTATAAAAAATGCTCCCACGATTCCTATTGCTAGGAGTATTATGTTGAAAAGTCATTCTAATAAAGGGGGTCCCGTGGGAGTGAATATGGGAAAAATTAAAAAGGCTTTTAATGAAAGAAAGAAAAAGCCTTTAGCTTTACCCGCACCTTCTAAGAATAACGGGATAGGTAAAAAAAATAAAACTGGTAAATTGAACTCTATATCAAATACAAAATTCAATAAAAGTAAAATTTACAATAGTAATAGTAATAACAATAACAACGAACCTTATAAGAAAAAGATTAGTAATCCATTATTCCAGACTTTTAAGACGGCTACAAATCCTTTAGCTGAAAAGAATCAACCACCAAAATATGAAGTTGGAAAACCAACGATTAACCCTTTATTTAAAAAGGCTATAAAACGTGCGAACAATAGAAGAAATAACTTCGCCAGGGCTGCGAATGTTGCGTTGAAGAAAAGTAAAGCGGTAGGAAATGTTCGTGGCGCCGCGAAAGCTTTTACTATGCAAGAAAAACTTAAACGGAATGTAGAGAAAAGGAAAGCCGCTGAGGGTGCGGCGGAATCCGCGAAAAAGATGCTTCAAAAAGAATCTTCGAAAAATAAGGTAGCTAAAAATAGGGAACGCGCGAAAGAAATGGGTATATCCGTAAAAGCCGCTAAAAGAATGCGTCCTCGTACTTAATTACAATCTACAAATGCACTAATAACATCCATATCATCATCTCGTCCGTAAATGGACTGAACAAAAAACATAGTCATCTCCGCCATCCTATATGATACGTTCAACCCCCTGTACCTTTCATATATACCCGCAAGATCGTCAAGATTGTCATCGCACCACTCGATAACATCCTTATCCGTCAAATCGCGGTGAAGACCTTTTTCGATGAAATCGACAACCTCGTCGCTGAGAGGCATGTCGGTAATCACGGAACAATCTTCGTCGATGTTCATTTTTTTTTGATTATTATATAAATGTGTTAACTACTTAGGTTTATTTTAAACCGACCGGCAAGACGAGGTCATTGTCTTAGACTCGAGAGGCCAAGGAACGTAGGTCTCGGAAGGCTCGGAAGGCTCGGAAGGACCGGGAGAGCCATCGGAAGGCTCGGAAGGACCGGGAGAGCCATCGGAAGGACCGGGAGAGCCATCGGAAGGACCGGGAGAGCCGTTACCACCTTCCTCACCACCCTCACCACCCTCACCACCCTCACCACCCTCACCTGAAGGACCGGAAGGACCTGAGGGGCCCGAAGGACCAGGGCCTGGGGCATTGGATCCACCCTCATCCTCACCACTGAACCAACCCTGTTGCCAACCGAGGATCAAAATTCCTCCGACTACGAGGCAAACAAGTGCGATTATCATAGGACCTTGATTACTATTCATTTACTATATACATGATAAAAAAACTTGTCAGACACCCAAACTTAAAGAAATTATCGTATACTATAATTAATGGATACATGTCAAACTTGTACTGAGAATTTTAATAAAACCAGTCGACTTAAAGTTTCATGTCCTTTCTGTGCGTATGATGTATGTAAAACGTGTGCGCAAACCTATATCATATCCACCTCGAAGGATCCACATTGTATGAATTGCAAACACGAACATAACAGGGAATTCGTAGATTCGTTCTGTACTAAAAAGTTTAGAAATACGACGTTAAGAAAACGTCGCGAGAACGTCTTATTCGAAAGAGAACAAGCGCGTTTACCAGAAACACAACCTTATGTAGAGAGAGAACTGAATATACGTAGCCTTAGAAGAACGTACATTTATTTATTATTTTTATTAGAAAATATCAAGAAAAGTGCACATATTCAACAAAGCGTTAGAATGAATTTAACACTCATTATAAGAGAAGAATTGGTAAACTTGATAGATTCCGTTCAATATCATTCGTCTGAAGTTTCATTAAACACCACACCAAAAATATACATTCAGAAATGTTTATCTGAAGAGTGTAGGGGGTTTTTATCCGATGACTATAAGTGTGGTGTGTGTAAAATGCAATTTTGTGAAAATTGCCACGAAACTTTAACACCTGGACACGTCTGTGATAAAAATACCGTGAAAACTATTAAATTAATAAAACGTGATACAAAACCATGCCCAAAATGTAATACGATGATTCATAAAATAGATGGGTGTGCGCAGATGTGGTGTACGCAATGTCATACAGCATTTGACTGGAGAACTGGATGTATAGAGACGGGTAGAATACATAATCCGCATTACGTAGCATATTTTAAAAATAAATCAAGAGAACACGGTGATATTCCATGTGGAGGGAGACCTAATTACAACGAACTTAAACGATCTAAAGCTCCTCGAGAAATATTGGAAACTTCTTTAGAAATAAATAAATTGGATCGTGAATTGATGTTAAGATATGGGTACATATACGATAATAACTTATACGTTCGAATGAGATACATATTGAATGAAATGACTGAACACGAATTCAAAAGAGAATTACAAAGACGAGATAAGTTTAATGAAAAAATAACTGATATTCAAGACATATACCGAATGGTCATAGATACCATCGGAGATTTACTTCGTCGGTACATGATATACCCAGAAAATGTAGATGACATCATTTACGAAATAACTAAGATAACAACGTATGCGAATGAAACCATAGATAAAATACGCAAAAGGTACATATCTAAAATTCCGTACAATATAATGTTGTCTTTTAATAAATGACAAAATTCATTTTATCATTTATTTTGGTAGTTATACTTTTATTAATCCTACTACCTACATATAAAAATCCAGTCGTCATAAGGAATTTTATAAATAAAGAGGAATGTGATGAGATAATTAAAATAGCCACACCAAGATTAAAACCTTCTAGCGTGAACGTAAACCGGGATGTAGATGCATCTATCAGAAAAAGTGATACAGCTTGGATTCGATATAGAGAAAGTCCAACCGTAGACTCTATTATGCAGAGGTGTGTAGATATGGTAGATAAGAATGTAAATAGTTGTGAAAGCTTACAAGTTGTTAAATATACACCAGGTGGTTTTTACAAAGCTCACCAAGACGTCTTGAAAAATGGTAAAAATAATCCAAGAGTGTACACTTTTATATTATGTTTAAATGATGATTATGACGATGGAGAAACTAATTTCCCTAATTTAAATAAAAAATATAAATTAACAAAGGGAGATTTATTACATTTCAATACTTTGAATATTTGGAACATGGAAACAAAATTGGCTCTTCATGGAGGTGAACCCGTTACTAAAGGGGAAAAATGGATATGTAATGTGTGGGTTCATAAATATCCCGTAGACGATAATTAAGTTCGTTCCCATACCTGTACAAAATCACCTTTAGTTTTATTAAATCCACAGGTTTTTAATTTACCATAAAGTTTTTCATAATCTACCCTATCTGGGTAATCTGTTTCTACTATGATCTTTTTTAATGGTTGTAAAGAATGAGAAGAAGTAGATATATGATCTATTACTTGAGGTAAACATCCTTCACAATCCGCGACGATGGTGTTGAATTCTATGTTATATTTTCTCTGCAATTCATCATACGTCAAATTATCTATATCACATGTATCGTCGTTACAATCTACGGTGTATGTGGCGTAGTTATAGTCACCCTTAATTTTTTGTTTTGTGGGACCCACGGTTCCTACGAATACATGCGCGCGACCGTAATTACACCCCTCCAAATTACCCTTTAAAGCGTTAGTCACCTTAGTGTCAGGTTCGACGACAACACAATCTCGTTCATCTTTTACGTTATCGAGTATTACCGCACTCACAGTTCCGTATCTAGCCCCTAATTCTAAAACTTTATCACCTTCACGAATATACTCCGCGACTATATCTTGTTCCTCCCTTTCCACAGTTAAATGAGGGATGACCTTTCCATTTTCGTCTTTGAATGTACGAGATCCTGCGGAATAAAATATAAAAATGCACAAAAACAATAAAAATAAGAGTGGTGCATTCATCTATTACACTGTGAGATTTAAAAAATCCCATAGTATAATATGCAATACGCACTTTTATGTCGCCCATACGCTATTATAACACCGACACAGACCACTTTAAAAACGAGAGAATGTCGTGTAGTTCGGATCATAGAAACAGACGTTGAAAATAAATTTGAATTAGATATACTCGATGCACCACCCATAAATGTTAATCAAGAAGATGATAATTAAATCTGTCTAATCATCCCGTACCTCGTCTTTGTAAATATAACTTCCTCACATTCTCCACCATTAATGGTCATCCTAGGATCTCCGCACATACTAGTCTTACTCTTTAAACGTTCACATGCGTTACGCGTTTTATTACAAATGTTCATACTGGGACTATATCCCATAAATGTTTGTAATATATCTCCATCTGGTCCGTACATATCAACCGTGGCCTTTACACAATAATCTCCGTAATTACAATTTTTATCCACTATAACAGGGGGTGGTGCGTCATCCACGACAGCTTCCGTTTTCGCGAGTTTTCTTTTGATGGATGTGATTGGAAAAAGAATAAAGTTTGCAATAGCTATCATTTGATATATTTTTCATCAATATTTTTAAGTTAGTTCATAATTAAAAATATCGGTAATTATAAATGGACCGAATAGAAAGATATTATCTCAGACAATCTGAAGGTGGTTTTGCGACACCGGGTTTTATATGTAATAATAGAAAGTGTTTAGAAAATGACCCACTATTTACGAATGGTGGTATCATAACTACCCCACGCAAAAATAATAATAATAAAAAAAAGGCAAGTCCTCCTAAAGGATACAAAGTGCGTAAAGGTGGTAAAGGTGTTAAGCGTGTAGCTGTAAAAGCACCATCTTTGAAAAAGTGATTAAATTTCGATCAGGGTATGCTGACCAAAATAATTTCTTTGAGCCATTAGAAAATTCATGGATGTACACTTTTGACGTGTAAAATCGTATTGTGTCAACGCGGCTTGGATGGATGGACACGGAATTCTAGAAGATGCACATTGAATAGTAAAAACACGAGCATCCATAGACGTATCATCTAAAATTTTATAAAACTTCCCCTCTATCATGGGACAATCTATGATTGTACCAGCTGACCACGCGTTACGAATAGTTTCCTTCGGTACACTGGTATGTTCCATAAGACTATATCCTTCCATGATAGATGACGCAAACACAAATCTTAAAGCATTTACAGCTGTATTAACGTCTCTCATCAAATCCTTGTTATTGATAGTCTTGTAAAATCTAGAATGTTTACTCGTAATTCTAGCATTGAGAGCTGCGTTAATAACTGGTGTGGGAATATCATGTGTCAACCCAAAAATAGAACACCAAGATCCTGTATCGTTCATTTCAGCTACATCTACAATTTTAGATACATCATATAGATTGGTGACATCACGGGCAGAGTTTATGAGAAAGCCAGAAATATCACTTTCGGAAGCTGCCTTCATAACAATTTCCATGACTTTAGAATCATGTCCGCAATACGAAAAAATATCTGCTATGCCTTGAAGCATCCCATATTCTATACCATTATGAACCATCTTGGTAAAGTGTCCTAAACCGGGATCTTCTCCCATATAAGCTACATTTTTAGCGAACGAATTAAAAAAATCATGATGTTCTAAAAATACGTCCCAATTGCCACCAACCATCAAGGCTGGACCATTGCGAGCACCCCCCGAAATTCCCACACCTAGATAATTTATATCTCGACAGCTACAACGAGCATTTCTATTTCTGGATACTTTATAGTGTTCATTAGCTAAGTCTACGATAGTGTCTCCAGGTGATAATATAGTTACGAGATCGTTTAAAGAATTATCCGTTATGTTTCCGTGTGGTAGAGCAGTCATGATCGTTCGAGGACGTTTCATGGAATCAACCATATCCAATATAGTTCCATGACCATAGACGTTCGCAGTTTCATTTACAAGTTCATACATTTTGGGATGTGTCCTATTAAAAACATGAACATCCCTATTTTTTTCAATATTAATACTAATATTTTTACCAACTGGGCCGAGGCCGACGATACCTACGGAAGACATTATAAGGTATATTACCCCTATTTTTTTAAGTAGATATTTCCCCTCGAGCTAAGATTTTTTCTCTATTTTTCAAGTGTAATTCCTTCACTTCATTTTTATTTTGAGCGGCGTACGGAACTGCGTATCCCTCATCAACTAACCATTTATTCACATTAGTCCACGCACCATCTTCACATACCCATACTTCGGCCAATACGCGCCCAAATTTACCCCTAGAGTCAGCCTCTGGGCAGCGAAGTTCTATCTCTATGTCATCCTTTTCAGACGCGACGGCCTTGAGGCACCATTCTTTGAGTTTCTTTTTAGAGAGAAGGCCGAATACCTTCTCTTCCTTATCAGACGTACGAGATTCAGGAGTGTCGATTCCTAAGAGTCGGACTCTCTGTTGAGTAGAGACATCGAAGCCCAGATCAATATTCACATCAATTGTGTCACCATCGACAATTTTCGCAAGGGAAGATACACGATATTTATAAGTACACTCTGGGATATTATAAGAAGTCATTTGTATTATATATTGATATTTAAAAAGAAAATATATATAATACAAATGACAATTCACACAATTGGTGATAGTCATAGTGGATTCGGTGATAGTAAAGAAATTGTAAAACACAATTTAGGATCGGGATTATGTTATAGCTTTGGTATAAAAAAGCTAGATAGGTGTGATATTCGTAACTTTGATTTTAAAGATGGGGATACTATCATTTTTTGTTTGGGTGAAATAGATTGTAGATGTCATGTTCATAAACATATAACACAATCAAAAACATACCAAGACGTTATTGATGATGTTGTTAATAATTATATTGAAACTGTAGAATTAAATATATCCGTTTCTAAAATTAATTTCAGAAATGTAAGTGTTTATAATGTGGTCCCACCCATACAAAGATGGAATACATGGGAAAATCCAGAATTTCCATACTTAGGAACTGACGAAGAACGAAAACAATATGTCCTATATTTTAATAAAAAATTGAAAGAAAGATGCATTGAAAAAGAATACATATTTTTTGATATTTATAATAATTACGCAGATGAAAATGGATTTTTACGAAAGGATTTAAGTGATGGAAATGTTCATATCGCTAATGAAATTTATATAAACAAGTTTATAAAAGATAATAATTTATAAAATTAAAATACTTTTCTATACTAGATGATTTGTGTCGCTCAATCTTCGAATGATTCGTATAGTCAAAGGCTCGCTAAAACGCGTGCGAATGTTTTGAATAATCTTTATAGTAAAAAAACTATAGTGGATATCCCAAAACAAAAATCGAGGGTAAAGAACGACAGACTACGTTTGAGATACAACGAAGCTATCAAGGAAGCACTCGAGATTTGTGAAAATAATAAAAATTCTAAAGAATGTCATTTAGCTTGGTACGAGGTAGATGAACTCGAAGATGCTATGATGAGATATAACCTTAAAGACTAAATTTCATCATTTAACATGGAGGTAAATGTATACGATTTAGCCAACGAAATATACACGACATTGGGTCCAGGGTACAGTGAACGTGTATATCATAACGCGATGGAAGTCATTTTACGTGAGAAAGGGATTCATTATGAATCCGAAAGAATCATACCTGTAGTATTCAAAGGGCATGTTATAGGAAATTTACGCGCAGACATAGTTATTAATCGTTCTACAATTTTAGAATTTAAAACTATAAAAAATTTAAATGAATCTACAGAAATGCAGGCTCATAATTATATGAATTTAACAGGTTTAGATACAGCGTATTTAATTAATTTTCCACCTACACTGAATACAAAAGTAGAAATTAAAAAAATTGTCACCAAGGAATGTTTTCTGGATTAAATCTACATGATTTTTTCAAATAAATTACAAAGTCTTTTAAATCTTTTTCTGTCTGTAATACATTTAAAATTTGTTCTACAAAGAGATTATATTTATAGTGATTTCCATCATGTACCAACCTATTTTCACGTAAATTCATGACGTGTTTTCCATGTTTTGTGGGTAATAGAATTATGTTAGTACTACAATTCATATCGTAGTTATATTTTTTGATAGTTGGGTGTCCCCTAAATTGTTTAGGAATAACGTGATGATCTTCCACTAATCCCTTAATATTCCATCGTGTTTTGAAAAAATCTCTCGACACGGACCTGTATCTCATACTATACTAAATCATTTTTACATACATGATCGTGTATGTAAAAATGATCCCAACGGGGCTCGAACCCGCGACCTTGGCGTGCCTCATGTGAATACAATTTCACTGTGTATACTTAGTATAAGCACCACGCTCTAACCAACTGAGCTATGGGATCATGGGTCATACAACGTGATCGTAAAACGACCTTTGCGTACAACCGTCGGCTCAATGAAGAGTCGAGCTATCTTGTCTTTTCCTCGTGTCGTACCTTTAAGTTCCTTTGCTGTTTTATCGAGTGTTGCTTCTGATCTAAATATTTCTGTATTACTCGTGTAGGTTTCAACCCCATCTTTTGTGATTACCGTTATAATATTTGGGGGTGAAATTTGTGCACCTATAAAATCGGAATGTCTGTACATTTTTTTGAACATGTCATGTAAGATATATAACGCGGGTATTTTTATTTTGAATCTGCTGTATCATTTTCGTCTTCAGTCCCCGCGACCGAACCAAAGGAGCCGATGTGTGCGTTTGTAGAGTTGGTCATTTTATACTAATTTGTAGGTATGTACTCCCACTTAAGTGAAAAACATATCTTTTTCCAAATAACATCTTGTTGATGAAGTTTATCTTTTGATTTCAACAATGGAAAATATTGTAAATAAGAATCTTCACTGAGAAGCTCACAAAATTTATATAAAACGTATGAATAACTTAAAAAGTTTTTTCTTTCTGCGGGGCAATGTGCATTAAAAGGTTTCTGTATATCTTTAAACATTATTCGTAATCGTTCCTCCAACTCCATCGACATTTTTGGTGGATCTATTCCACTCAAAATATTAGAGATATAAGGAACATGCTCATAGAATTTATTCAATTTAAGTTTTTTAAGAAGAGATCGTACACGGGCATGCGTAATCTCGGATAATGACTTAATTTTTATCTTTTTGAATTCGTTTCGAAGTTGTTGTATTACTTCTGGTGGAATGGTCGTCATTTCTTGTGCCTGAAATTGACTCAACCATTCATTGAAATGGTTATCCCGTTTATAAGAATAATTAATGATCTTCTCCGATGTCTCTTGTTCTTCTTTGTATGTTAACTCTTCGCTTATAAGCATCTCAACAACCATACCACACGAATCACAAACGACATCCGCGGTATTACTGAAATGAAATAAATTACTTTCACGACAATTTGGACATTTTTCTATAGCCACTCTTTCCATAGGTCTATCCAAGTTCATATTTTCTACATCTATGAGATAATCCGTGAATATATCCTTCTTTTGAAGTCCCGTGGTCTCTTTTAATTTGAAAACATTATCCGTTTTTACTTCACCTATAGTAGTATTCGTATATTGTTTCATGTATGGTGTGCAACTCATCATATAATCCGACATTTCACGTTCATAGATACTTTTATTATGTGGTTCATCTTCTATATTTTTCATCCATTCATCTATTTTATTATTATATCGGCTTAAAAAATTACCTTCCATGTATGTTAATGGGATTTATACATTCGTTTTTAATTAACCTAATTTACATTTTTAAAAGTTTAGTAAAAAAATTAACATACGTTGACGACTTTACTATAGTCACTGAATGTATAGAGTACGACGTGGATCACACAAAAAGTAAAGATAGCGACGAACCTTTTTGGATAAATGAAAGAAAGGTTTGGGATTCTGATATAGATGGTTATTACGCGGATATAGATGTAGCCGACGTTATAAAGGACCCACCCGAATGTGTTAAGAACATTTTAGTGAGAATAAAGTTTTGGTACGGAAACAAAATCTATAAATATTTGACACGTGATATGGAATTTAAATGGCCACCTAAAAGGAAGCCGGGTGTTTCATTTCACGTCCCATTGAAAAGTGCGATATTGATTGATGTATCTGGAAAACCTGTAAAAGATGTGTTGGGAAAGATAATTCGTTATGCGGGACCTCACAACGATTTTTATAGGAATGATATAAAAATCGAAGACATGTTTTGGTATAACCGAGAGACGTATAATGAATATCCAATTATTAAATTGACGAATATTCTGGGAATTGTTAAAAGTGTTAAAGTGGTAGATGGAAAACTCACGGATCTTCAGATACCTTAGTAGCTAAATAAAACTTGAGATCTCCCAAATTTGCGACATTGTATTTAAGAATCAAAAACCTATTTTGTTCTTCTTGCATGATTTGAACTGTTGCACACATACTCGTAGCTTTGGTAAATATATTCATATACCTTAACGAGTATAATCCATAAACTTTTTTACAATTATCTACACATTCAATCTCTGTTTCTTGGTTTGCAAAATCACCCTTACATGCTAATTTCAATTTATTTTCGTATCGTGTAATTTCAATTTCAGTACCTATGTTTGACATATCCCTGCATATGCGCTGAAAATCAACCGATGGCATTGGTGTGTTTGTGGTCATAGTCATATCCGGAACTTCTATTTGATTTTCGTTTATATCAAGAAGTTTTAGTTCGAATTTGGTACAAGTTTTTTTAGATTCATTAAATATCTCTATATTCATATACTCCTTGGAACTGATGCTGATAATGAGTACATCGTTATTTGTTATAGTTTTCAAAAGCTTATAGACGTTAGTCACATTAATACCTGTATCTATCTCACTCTCACACTCGTACTCCTCAAAATTTTCAGCTGCTAAGTGCATGTCAATGAGAGAAGTTCTCGCAGTATCTAACGTCACTATATACATCCCATCGGGCTTAAAGTAAATGTTAACATCGTTAAGAATATCTTTTAATACTTCAAATGTTGATTTGATTGCAGCCGCTTGAATAGTGACTAACTTCATTCTCAATAAATCTATTTTTAATTCTTTATATCAGTATACGCTTCAGTTTTTACATCTTTACTGATTTTCTCCTGTAGATCTGTTGTCATAGCGGGCTGTAAAGATTGACCATAACTATCTAAACTAAAAATAGCATCCGTACCCTCTCCGTCTAATGTCGTCATCCCAGAAAATCCAAATTCACAGGATTCTAACTCTTGTACTGGAAGTAAAGATTCCAACCATGCTTTTATTTCAGCACCGACTAATAATTTTCCATTCTGGGTCAACATCGTAGGTACACGTGTTATCTTATTCCTAAACTTTGGTGGTATGCCCATACTATTTATATTGTGAAGATTAACGATCTGTCTCAATGTTTCGTGTTTATTAATATAGTTTAATGTTTCCATGCTATGCGAACAATTCGGGCTGAAAATTAACAGGGACATTCTAAAATAATTACGTAAAAAAAAGATGAAAAAATTACACACTTTTTCTTACGTATATATAAATGAAAGTCGTAGCATTACTTTTCATAGTATTACTCATTCTCATGTTATCCAGAGCGGAGCAGTACGAAACTGCACGTACTCCTGATGAAGAGCCAAAGCTCAATATGGAGGAATATGTCGTAGATGAAAATTCTAAAATAGATAAGGATTTACTTCAAAAAATTGTTCTGGAGACTAATAAGTATATAACAGAAAAAACGGGTTTATGTAACTACATCATAGAAACGACGGACATGAAAATTTATTCTCACAAGAAAAACAAAACAAACTTATACAAGTGCACATTCATGAGTGTAAAGGAGGGTGGATTTTCTTATGGTATGTCGTATACGGTTGAAGTTATAGTAGCTAATAATGAAATAAATATCATAAACGCCAATAAACAACCCATGGATGTTAAACCTCCAGCTGATTCTTCACCATTCATGAAAGATATACAAGGACATCAATATCTGGCATACGAAGAGATTCGAGATAGTGAGTTAGATTTATTAAAATTATAGTCATAGCTAATTGTATGATCAGCGTAAATGACATATCAAAAGTCGTTGACAAAAGGAATCGTATCAAGAAAGAGACGTACGTCAAGTTATACGAACAAGTTACCAGGAAAATAAAGCGTGCGGTTGAAATTAAGCAACTCTACGTCGACTTTGAAGTTCCCATGATGGTGTTGGGGTACCCAACTTATGATAGGATAAAAGCGACATCTTACGTCAAGCGTCAGTTAGAATTGGGTGAGTTTAACGTCGCAATCATAGGAGAATTTTTAATACGAATAACGTGGAAAATCAAGAAACAGATCCGCGATGGGAAAAATGAAGACGATACCACAGAATTTCCAAGCCTCGTAAATCTTAAAAAGTACGCGAACAAGTACAGGGGATTCGCGGGAAAAGGGTGATATTTAAAAGTGGCTACATGATATATGGATAATCTTAATATTCTGGTAGAAGCCAAGCGTGAATACCTAGACCAGCTTTCCATTCTCATGTGCCCAGTTATGATCGACGTATTTGATGTTATGTACCAAGAAGCACACAAACTTTCAAAAGGCCGTAAGGTTCTCATCATGTTTCAGAAACTCTTACAAGATGTTCCAGAGTGGAACGAAACCATGTCGAAAGAGCACACCGATAACATAGCTGATAGGTGCGCATGGTTTAAAGATCTTGTAGCTGCGGTATTTGTCAGTTCAGTGAAAATTTTGTCAGCCGTACGATTGAGCAAGGAAGTCAAGAAACTTTCCGTAAAGTTACCCTCGAATGAAATTTTTATTCATTCTTGTTATAAAAACGCAGCCAAGGATTTATATAAAAATCCATACATTTTCAGTGAAAATCAGTCTGAATATAATCGTAATGATGAATTATTTGAGCGTTTTAGAATTTGTATCGAAGCGACGGTAAAGGAACTCATACCCGTACAACAAATTCTCCAAACTTATATGAGCACAACTGACGATATTATTGATCCTCAAGATGCCGACCTCGAAACTGACGATGTTGATGAATATGATGAAACCCAACAAACTGGCGAAGCAGAACCTGAACCAGAAATGGGTGGCGAATATAACCCAACTGGAGAAAGTGAAGGGATGGTAGACGCACCACCGGAAGACTTAGCACCTCCCCCGATTGAAGAACCAATGGAAGAATCACCCATGGAGCAACAACCCCAACCTCAAGCTCAAGCTTACCCACGCCATTTTGAAAATGAATTTAGAACGATTCCACGGGTACGACCAGGACAACCGCAAGCTCCACCAGAAGATGAAGATTTGTTTCCAGATGCACCCGATTCGAGAATAAAAAAAACTAGGTATTAGTATATGGATATAGACGAATATCTACGAGACCCCTTTGGAGCCAGTATTATAGCGGGTGGTTTAACCGCTGGTTATATCCACATGAAGGCTAAATTAAATAACGAAGGAACCCTAACAACTAGCGCATATGCTAAACCCGCCGCATTGGTAATGATTTTAGTGTATTTTATAGTATCGAATGGAATAGGTAAGCGTGAAACCATTTCAACAGACCCGTTTTGATTAACTTAAAGAATATCTACGTATCGTGTATATAATGACCTCGGTTACCGCCTTTAACGACATGATGGGCCAGTTCCTCACTGAACTCTACAAAACCTTCCCAGAAGAGAAGAGTATCAAGAAATACATCGCAGCCTTCGAACTCATGCGATCCGCTAACGGAAAGCTTGTTGTGGAAGGGTTTATGAATGGCGTTTCTCCTCATGTCGGAAAAGTAAACACTCGCGACGAATCGTTTTTCCTCGAAAATGCGGATAGTATTGAATTTCTCCGCGACATGAACATTAAGGCCTGTTGGCCAAATGCTTCCGATTCCACCAAGGCTGCCATTTGGCAGTACCTTCAAACTCTATACATGCTAGGTACGACTATCACCTCAATTCCCCCCGAAACTCTCAGTATGATTGAAAATGTAGCGAAGCAGTGCGCTGATAAGCTTCAGACCGATGGCGAAGAATTGGATGAAGCCCAGATCATGGCTTCTATGCAGGGTCTACTTGGGAATATGTTGAAAAAATAAAAGTTTTATATATAAATGGTATCAGTCTTTAATGATCCAAAACAATTAGTACGTCAAGATAAAATTACGGAATTTTGGCCAGTAAACACACAATCCTCAGCAGACCGGGTTAACGCGAGTGTGAGGTTTATAATTTATGCCACGTGCATATTATACCTCATTCGCCGCGATATTCGAGTATTTGTCCTCGGTGCTACTGGTGTTGGTGTTTTATACGCGATGGAACAAAATAACATGATTAAACATGGTTCCGCGCGTGCGGCTAATGGAAATCCTGGATGCCAACTCCCTACCGCCGATAACCCCATGGCAAACGTTTTACTGTCAGATTATGATGGTCGCCCCGATCGCCCTTCCGCTTGTGATGTAGATAGTGTTTCTTCGGAAATAGATAAATATTTAACCGGCGATCTTCAATACGGTCCCCAGAAATCTCGTTCCCCTTGGCCAGATCGTCAAAGGAACGCTCTCGCGAGGCAGTTTGTAACTTCTCCAGTATCCGGAATACCAGGCGATCAGACCGCATATGCCGAATTCTTATATGGTAAGAAGGGTGCCCCTATGTGCAAGACTGATGGATTATTCTGTGATCCCAACGCTCGTGGTGTTCAATTGGAAGCTTTTGGGGGTATAGATACTAATGAAGGTGCTAGGGGTGGTGGTGGTTATGGTAATTTTGGTAGCGGTGGTTCGCGAAGGACTGGTCCATCGTCTCCGGGTGGTATGTAATAAAACCACCTATTTAGGTAGATAATATTCTCATGTAATAATAAATGGCGTACCAACTCCAACCAGGATTAAGTCTTGTCCAGAATCCAGCACATCCTCCAGTGTGTGCGACCGATGAAGTTTTTGTTTATCCTCAGCCCAGTACACTTAACTACGGCGGCCGCCCAAATACCATGTTATACGGGACCTCTCCTTACATGGCCGGTAAAGGTTCCCCAGCCCAATTCATAGAAACGAGTGATCAATTACGTCCTCAATCCACCTCTACATTTAATACATCTATAGCTAAAACATACGAAAATCAATATTTCCCCATTCAAAATGTCGAATGCAAGTTACCTCTTCGAACCAGGACTTATGAGCCCGCCAGCACTCGTGCGATGACTCAGAATGTTGTGTTCAATCAGAGATATGCTAAATAAAAAATATCGACAACAATTAAGAATGGCGGACCCAGTATCTATAGCTGCTATAGCTGGATTAGCTTATTTAGGAAAGCGATTAAGCGAGCAACCCGAAAAAACCATGCCACCCGTGACCGAGTCCATACAACCCATACAGGATATGGTTGCTCCAGCGATTATGGATAATTCCTCAACCCGTACACCACAGCGCAAACTCGAACATCCCACATTCGGAGACATAGCTCCTCAATATAGGACCAGTGGAAGTGAAGTTTTAGAAATGCGTGATCGTATGTTTGATACAGGCCGAATGAATAATCTTTCCCCAGTTGAAAAACAACTCGTAGGCCCCGGTCTAGGCGTGGGTCCTGAAGTTCCATCTTTCGGTGGACATCAACAGCTGTTTCGTGTAAACCCAGAAAACGTCGGTGCGTATCGTTTAACTACCCTACCCGGTAGGACCGGTCCAGCGCATGATATATCAGGTGGTCGTCGCGGTGTCATGGGAGACATAGGCAATAATAGGCCCGAGACTACCGCGATGTTGACCGGTCGTCGCCCCCCAGTCGGTGGAC